AGATGCAAGAGATGGTGTATGTTATTATGAAAATGATAATGGTTTAAGAACCAATGTTCCTACAGCAGGTTATACATCTGTAACTTTTTATAACAAAGAGTTAAATGAAAACGAGGAAAAAAGGTCTATCAAAGTTATCAACCCATCATTAATGGGTAGAGTGATTGATGAGTTCGAAAGACTAATCTAATAATGTCAGGTAATCAAAATATACAACCCAAGGCTATTTCAGTAACTGGGATAATACTAGTAAATCAATTTGGTGATTCAGTTGATTTATCAGAAGTTTTTACAAAAATATATCTACAAGAAAGTATTCACTCAAAATTTGTATCAGGACATCTACAAATTTTGGATTCATTGAACTTACTTAGAAGTTTTAGAATGACAGGACAAGAATACATCACTGTAGAGATTGCACAGTTTGAAGGTGACGAACAAATATCTAAACAAGGTAAGATTACTAAAAACTTTAGAGTGTTTAAAGCTGTAAAAGAACAGAGAGTTGATTTAGCAAGCACAAGTTATTCATTACATATATGTGACCCTATGTTGATGACTGGTTTAAAGAAAAGAGTTTCTAAAGTGTATAGGGGGTCAATGACCAGTGTACTTGCAAATGTTTTGATTGATGAGTTGGGTGCAAAAAGAGACGACCTAGATTTGTTTGTTGATTCAGAACCAAAGAATGTTCAGTTCATTAGTCCCAATTGGAATGTTAATAGTGTACTAGAGTTTTGTAAAGATAATGCAGACACATCAGATAGAAAAATTGCATATAAAAACTCATTCTTTTTATTTTCTACACTCACAGGTGGAATGAGATTTATGCCTTTACATGAAATGATAAAGTTAAATGCACCTGTAAAATTTACATATAGAGATAGGTCTTCAGTTGACAGTAGAGAGATATCTAGAGAAGAAGAACAAGTTGGTTTGAATACTCAAATACTTAGGTATCATAGACCTTCACATTTTAACACCCTAAGAGGTTTACAAAACGGTGGTTTTGCATCTACATTAAAAACATTAAATCCTATTTCGAAAACAATAAAGAGTAGTGTCTTTGATTTAAGTAAACACTTCAATGAAACAATGAAAGACCATTTATCAGGATACCCTATGATTAAATCAGGGCCTGAGAAACTATTAAGAGGAAAGATGTTACAAGACCAAGATGTATCACCCGAAGTTGTTACACTTGGAGAAGAGGATGGTTTAAATGAATCATATAATTCAGTAGTAAAATATGATTATGTAATGCCTCATGCATATGATAATAGAAAAAAAATAGACGATAAGGAAGTCTTTGTCTCATATAATTCAGACAACAATGAAAACAGTTGTTTACAGAGACAAGCAATGTTAGAACAGTTACAACAGAATATTGTTGTGGTTGAGGTGTCTGCAAGGTCAGACGTATCAGTGGGTACAGTTGTAGAATTAGATATTCCAGCTGCAGAGGTTCCTCACGATGATGGTATGATGCCAATAGATGAGAAGACAGATGATAGGTATCTGATTACAGACATGACACTAGAGATAGGTAATAAAGATTCTGCTAAGTTAATACTAGAGTGTGTAAAAGAATCATTTGCAAAACCAATTGAAAGAGTTAGAGTTGATGATACACCACAAAAAGGTGAAAGAACATGATAAATTTTTACGGAGTAGTTGAAGACAGACATGACCCTCTAAAGATAGGAAGGGTTCGTGTTCGTATTCATGGGTATCACACTCATGATAAACAAATGATATCAACACCCGACTTACCATGGTGTCAGGTTATCCTTCCAACTACATCTACAGGTCATTCAGGTTTTGGTACACAACACGGTTTGACTGAGGGTACAAATGTAGTGGGGTTCTTCAGAGACAAAGCTATGCAAGACCCAGTCATCACAGGTGTTGTTGCTGGTATCTCATCACAATATTCTAGAGAAGATGACAAACAAAAATATAGACCTAAAACAACAGACGGGTTTAATGACCCTAGATTGTTATCTAAATCAGATTATAAAAATACACCCGATGGAGAGAATCCTAAACATGCATCACAAAGAGGATTTGGACTAGACGTATCAATCGAAGAGTCACCTAAGTTACCATCCAAAATCGAAATAGATTACAAAGGTAAAGGTAGTAAGATTACCAATGACAAAGTAACTAAATCCGATTTACCATATTATCCACTAGAGAGAGGTGAGAGTGATTTAGGTAAATACCATACAGGTGAAAAACCAAACTATAAAGATAGAGAAATATCTCTAGACAATTTCAAAGACACAGATATAGGTGTAAAAAGAGAACCTAAGTATCCATACAATAAAACAACATTCACAGAATCAGGTCATTTACTAGAAGTAGATGATACACTTAACCACGAAAGAATTGCAGTTCAACACAGGTCAGGAACATTCCATGAGATTCATCATGATGGGTCTGAGGTAACTAGAATTGTAAACGATAGATACACAGTTGTCTGTAAAGATGACGAAGTGTACATCGGTGGTAAAGTAAATGTCAAGATTTTAGGTGATGCAAAATTAGACGTTGGTGGTGATGCACAAATTGATGTAACAGGTAAAACTGATATTACATCAATCAAAGACTTGTCAGTCACTGCACCTACTATCAGTCTTTACGGAAACATACTTAAACTTAATTCATAATGGCATTCACAGTACAAGTTCCAACATCTTTTGGATGTTCACCCGACACGATATTTTCCTTACCAACTAAGGAAGACTTAGTCAATGCACTTAATCAACTTGCACAAATACCAAGTCAACTTAGAGTTGCACTTGTTACTATGGCAGATGAACTTACAGAAGACTTACGTAAAGAGATACGGGAACTTATAAAGACTATAGAAGACTTTATTAAGAAGTTACAAAACTTGTTGAGTCCTTATTGGGATTTTAAAGGTAAGATACGTGAATGGCAGAAAGAGATTAACGATGCAATCACTGAATTGATTCAAGAGTTTCACATTTACATACCTAGAAAGGTTGCAGAAATTATAATGAAGTTGATACCAATAGATTTGATTTTCAAATTTGGTGGACTTGCAATTGACATTGTTAGAATCTTTGACCCCACATATCAGTCAGAGATTAGAGCTAAGATACTTGCAAAGATTGATTTCTTCTATAACCTAATACCCGAAAAGTTAAGAGCATGGAAAGCAGAGTTCGGTGTTCTTTGTGATGAGTGGAAAGCAAAGATGACTTGGCAGTATATCAAAACAGAGATACAGGGTTTTCTAAACAATGCACTGTTTAAAGTTTTTGGAAAGTTGATTGATAAGTTTGAAGAGATATGGGATGCATTAGGTCTACCGTCTCTTATAAAACTATTCACCATACCCGACATCGGTGCATTAGTAGATTTAGCTATTGAAAAGTTTATGAAGAAACGAAAGGAATTACTGGAGAAATTAAGTTTGGGTAATCTTACTGCACTTGCAAAAGAAGCTATCATGAAAGAACTAAGAGAGATTGGTGAGAAGATAGATGAAGCATTGAACAAACTATCGGTGTTTGGGTTTAATATACTATCCATCATCGGTGGTAAGATTAAAACAACTGTAGAATCATTAGAACAAAAGATTATGGAAATCAAAATTGCATTCCAAGACTTTTGTCAAAACTGGCAGAAGAAGTTGTTGTTTGATTGGGTTAAGATTGTTAAGAAGTTTTTCAGTGCAATTGGTCTAGGAAAAATATTTGAAATACTAACACTTACATTTTGTGATTTTCTAAAACTAATAGGATTCCCACCTGCAATTCCGACCATCGTTGGTATTAAAGGTGTAATGAGTGTACAACAAGTTACACCTAATAATGATAATTCACAAAGAGTACAACAGATTGATTCAGAGACTAAGAAACAAAATCAAGATACAGTTGTAGATGGAAAACTAATACAAAGATTCATAAGTTTCAATGATGCTGGAAGTAATGAGGGTGTTTCAAGTTTTACTGCAGACGGAAATACTACTATATTCTCAATACCAAGTGGTGTTGGTACAGTAAAGGTCTTTGTTGATGGAGAAGAACAGAGTGTTCTTCCTCTTACAGGTTCATATACTATCAGTTCAAGTAATGTTATTTTCAATACTGCCCCTGTTTTAGGAAGTAGTATTTCAATAATCAAAGTTTAGTGTATAAATAGTTAGATGGCATACAAAGAAATCAACTCAAGTGGGAAAACAGTATCAGAAAAAGTCTACGCAGACTTAGATTTATTTTTCAGACCACATCCAGTTACTGGTGACATATCATTAAAGTATGATACCGATGCAGTCAAGAGAGCTGTACGTAATATCATGATGACTAACTATTATGAGAGACCATTCAAGCCAGGATTTGGTAGTAATATTAGGGAGATGTTATTTGAATTAGATAACCCTAGATATCATTACAAGTATGCAGAAGATATTAAAAAAACTATTTTAGATTTTGAACCAAGAGTTACAGGAGTAGAAGTTAAGTTCGGAGAAGTAACTGGTAGAGGAGAAGTAGACGTAAAGATATCGTACAGAATTAGACAGACTAATTTAGATAAACAACAATTAACAGTTACTTTAAGTAGGGTAAGATAATGGCAAAAGTAAAAAGTTCAACACTCAACGTTACAGACATAGGATTCGATGATATATCGAGTAACCTCAAAAACTTCCTAAAAGGACAAGATGCATTCAAGGATTATAACTTCGAAGGTTCTAACCTTGCAACACTAATTGACCTTCTTGCATATTCATCTCACATCTCTGCATTCAATACTAACCTTGCAGCTAGTGAGATGTTTTTAGATTCTGCACAAATCAGAAAGAACGTAGTATCACGTGCAAAAGATTTAGGATTTACACCTTCAAGTGTATCAAGTGCAACATCAGTTTTTGATATTAATTTGGTAGGAGTCAGGAATGCAGATGGAACTATTCCATCATCTGCAGTTATGACATTACCTAGAGGACAAAGATTCTCTACTGTTTATAACGGAACAACCTATGAGTTTGTTGCAACAGCATCTGTAACTCCTACTCAGAATGGTACCACTTTTGTTTATCCAAGTGTTAATGTAAAACAAGGTGTCTATGTAACCGATACATTTGTATACGACTCCACAGAAAAAAATCCTAAGTTTGTATTATCAAATTTAAGAAGTGATGTTACGACCTTAGGTGTAAAATTGATTAGTGATGGTAAGACATCATCTTACACTAAAGCAGAAAACGTATCATCAATTACAACAACTGCAAAGGTTTACTTCACTCAAGAAAATGAAGATGGATACACAGAATTTTATTTCGGAGATGATACACTAGGTGCAAAACCTTTTGATGGTGATATCATTCAGGTCACATATCTTGTAACAGATGTGGTACATGCAAATGGTGCTTTGAACTTTGCACTAGTAGATAACATCAATGGTTTCTCAGATGCATCAATACAAAATGTTACACCTGCTTATGGTGGTGCAGAAAAAGAATCTATTGAATCAATAAAATTCAAAGCATCTAAATCTTATGCATCACAGAACAGACTGGTAACACTTGATGACTACAAATCTAAAGTGTCAGAGTTCTATCCGAATGCAGATGCAATTGCAATATGGGGTGGGGAAGATAACAATCCACCCGAGTATGGTAAGATATTCTTATCATTAAAACCAGTTAACAGTAATTACCTTTCAACAGCTGAGAAGGCAGACGTGGTTGCAAAATTAAGAGACCTTAACATATTAACTGTAAGACCAGTCATAGTAGATGCAAAAGTAATTGACATTATACTTAATGTTGTTTTCAAATACAATCCAAGAGAAGCAACAGTTAGTTTAGGTGAACTAGAAAGTGCAGTAGAAACTGCAATCGATAATTATGATAGTAATTTCCTAAATGGATTTGATTCTATCTTTAGATATTCTAAGTTTTCTAGTGCAATAGATAATGCAAACTCTTCTATACTCTCAAGTATATCAAGAGTCAAATTAAAATACGAACAAATTATTACCAAAAATAAATCATTAGGTTATACTATAACTTTTGGTAATGGACTATATCACCCACATGATGGACACAATGCATCAGGTGGTGGTATATTACAATCAACAGGTTTTAAAGTTTCAGGAGATAGTGTAAATACACAGTTCTTTGATGATGACGGTTTAGGTAAAATAAGACGTTACTATCAGTCAGGTGCAAACAGAGTTTATGTAGACTCAGAAGCAGGAACTGTAAACTATGGTACTGGAGAAATAAAGATTGATGGAATTAATATTACTGATACAAGTAATGCTGATTCTACCATAGCTTTCACCGTGACACCAGTCAGTAATGACATCGTCTCTTCTAGAGGTCAATTAATTGACATCAAGTTGAGTAACGTAACGGTTAAAGGTGAGGCAGACACCATCGCAAGTGGTGAATCGAGTGCTGGAGTTGGATTTAACTCAACCCCAACATACTCATAATGATGAAAAACGTGACGCGAGTCCCGCGAGTAGTTTCCCGTTAACTCGGATTATATTTTTAGGAGAAAAAAATGGCAGATAAAAAGATAACAGCATTGTCATCCATAGCATCAACAGAAGTTGGTACGGATGACTTATTGCACATTGTAGATAACCCCGGCGGTACACCAGTAAACAAAAAAATGTCACTGGCAACTTTGTTCCAAAACATCCCAAGTACTTTAGCTTGTGATTCTATTGAAACAGAAACAACTGCACAAACTAATTTGGGTAGTAATGACACACTAGTAACTAAGATTGATATCTCAGGTTCTAACAGTGACATTGCATACACATTGGATAATGGTAACCATGTCGGTCAGTTAAAAATTATTATCATGACAACAGACCCAGGCGATGCAGCTGCAGACGCAAACATCACAGTAACAAGTTGGGGTTCATCCTCAGCATCTTCAAACCAAATTGTCTTAGACAGTAAGGGTGAAGCAGTTATTTGTTTTTGGGACGGTTCTGCATGGTATTCAATTGCTGAATCAAACGGTGCAACAGTAGTATAATAATAGGTAACTATTAATGAAAACATATAAGACGGTACACAATTTATCGGATAGATTAGTAAATCTTTTACCCGATTACCTAAGGGAGGAATCCCCCGAATTTGTTGCCTTCTTAGATGCATACTTTGACTTTCTAGAGTCGGACATTCTGACTCTAGATTCTCAAGGTGAACTTCAAACCTTAGGGTTAGAAGATGGTAGTGGAAGTATCGTTCAAGAAACTGAAACTGCTAAACCAACCCCTATGGTGAACAATAAGTTCACTATATGGGACGGTGCTAATCTCGACTTATCTTCTACTCAACCTTTTCAAGTTGGTGAGTATATTTTTGGTAAGACATCAGGTGCATTAGCAAAGATAAAAGTAATCAACGATAAAGTCATGTATCTAGACATGATTACTGATTACAATTTCAAAGAGGGTGAACAAGTCCTCGGTAGAACCAGTAATCAAACTGGTAAAGTAAAAACACATAGACAGAATTCTATACTTGCAAATAACAAGTTATTAGATTATTCTGATATCGACAGAACAACAGAAGAGTTTCTTGCATATTTCCAAAAGGACTTCATGCCATCAATTGATTTCTTGATTGAAGCAGATAAGAAACTTATTATAAAACACATTAAGGATTTATACAAGACTAAGGGTACAAAACAATCCCTAGAGTTCTTGTTTAGAATCCTTTACAAAGAAAATGCAGAAGTTGTGTATCCTATTGATAACACACTTCATGTATCAGATTCAGGTTGGAAACAAAAGAACTTTGTACAAGTTCGTATGGATGAACCTAGATTTCAACCACCATCAAATGGTAGGATTGTACAAAAAGATTCACTAGGTAATAAGGTTGCAGAAGCTGTAATCGAAGGTGTATTCTTTGACCCCAACTCTGAGATTAACTACAAAGTACAAATATCAGATTTTCACTTCGGTGAGTTTACAGTAGATGGTTCGATAGAAGTTGAAAACAGACAAACCAAAGAAATACAAACAGGTATACTTAGAGGTGTAATATCAGGTGCAACAACAAGTGTAGGTTATTCTAACGCATTTAATTTAGAAGATAACTCAGGTGATTTGTTATTAGAGGATGGAACAGGATTCATTAACGAAGATGACACTGCAACACTTGGTTCACTGTACACCTTAACTGATAATATAGTTTTTGAATCAGGAAAAGGGGATGACGCCACTGATGCAACAGGTCAGGTTGATGGGTTAACATCAGGGTCAGTCACAGAGGTTTACATATCCGAACAAGGTAGTGGATTTGCAGACGGTGATTTGATTATATTTGATAACGCAGGAACTGGTGGTTCAGGTGCATTAGGTAGAATCGAAGCTGTAGGTGACATCATGTTATCTGAATCAGGTGTACACTTCGGACACTTCGAGTATACTGCAACAAGTGGACAATCAGTATTCTCAGGATTAGATGATAATAATCTTGTCATGGCATTTGATGAAAACACTGTAAGGGTTGATTTAAACGGTGTAACCAAAACAGATGGGTTTACTATAAATGACAATCTCGATACAATAACATTTACCACTCCATTAAACGGTGGAGATTTTGTAGAAATATTTGGTCAGTTTAATAGTATTCTTGCAGAAGACGGAACACCTCTAACATACGATAGTGTTGATGGTCTAACTGCACCCACAGGAATTAGAAAAGTAACTATACTCAATAAAGGTGCTGGATACAACTCATTACCAACAGCTGCACCTGGCGGATACATTTATATGTCTGCAACACACCTATCAGGATTCCAAGTAGGTGAAACCATAACTGGTGCTGGTGGTGGAACTGGTAAGATTGTCTATATCGATACAGATAGTAACAGATTAGAAGTACAAAGAAGACCCGATGATTCAGGTTCATTTAATACTAATGAAACCATTACGGGTTCACAATCCTCTGCAACTGGAACAATAAAACAACACAACGTACCATCAGGAACGAACGCAAAAGTTCTTGCATACTCAACAACTATTGGTGGAGTTGGTTCACTAAGAATGACAGAGGTGGGTAATAAGTATAACACACATGGTAAGATAAAGTCAAGTAGTACTTTCCCAATGTTGGTCACTACACCAACAAGTGTTCTTGCACGTGGAGTAACAATTACAGGTAGTACCTCAGGTGCAACAGGTACTGTTATCGATTACAATACAACAACTAGTGTATTAAAATTTAAAGACCTCACAGGTTATTTTAAGGAAGGAGAACGGTTAACATTTACTGGTGGAACTTCTAAGGTTGCAAAGTTCAATCCTATTAGAGCAATGGGTAACTTTGTTGGTGAGGCAATAGAAGATGGAAACTTTGCAAACGACTATGGTTACTTAGATGCATCTGCAATGAACATCTTTGATAGTAAGTATTATCAAACACATTCATATGTAATCAAAGTAGGTGAATCTATCAACAAGTGGAGGTCTATTGTTAAGAACCTCATTCACCCTGCTGGACACATATTCTTTGGTGAGGTTGCAATTAGAACAAACGTTAATGCAACTGCAGATGTATATAACAGAACATTTGATAGTACTGAAACAACAAGAGCATTCATACCTACACTCATCATTGGTTCAAAAGTAGATTCAGTAGACATAGTATGGGAAGATGAGACATGGAATACATCAGATGATAATGCAGTCAATAATTATTATCCTATTGAACTAGAAGACACATTAGACGGTAAACTAAAAGCAGAAAGATACATCAACGGTATTGTTTATGATAGTGGAAACGATATAAACGTAACAGGTATCATTGACCAAGTCACTGGACAGGGTTATGTTATTGGAACAGAAATTCTTGAGAGTGATGACAGTTTTGTTTCTAGAGTATTAGAAGTAGAAGCTAAGATTAACTCAACACATAAAGTGTTTGTCATCATGGAGACAAGAGAAGATGAACTCAATGATGCATTAGTAGTATTAAATGAAGCAGGTATACCGACTGCAACAACAGACCCAAGAACAAATGGTGCAATTAAACCAACAACGTATGACATTGTTAGTGTATCAAATCCAGCAGGTGCAAAATCAGGTGCATTCACAGAGATAGGTGATAGTTCACACAGAGCAAGACACTTAAATTTATTTGTTATCAATTCGTTTGCAACATCAGTTTCACAGGTAGGATTGAGACAAGAAGGTGGTGTATCAGGTAATCTTGCAAAAACATCATTGTCACTAGACTTTAACAATAACGAATATCAAAGAAGAGAAGACCTAGTAACAGGTGGTAGTTTTAGACCAGCAGATAAAGGTAAAGTCCTTCAGTTTGATTCATATGCAGAAGAGTTCTTAATATTTGAAGATGGTTCTAGAGTGATTCAAGAACCTGTGGATAACTTCTTGGTACAAGAACCACCATCAAATGAAACACAACAAGACCATGTAGATGATGAACAGGCATATCCTAATCAATCACATGACCAAGATACTGGAGATGCATTGTTGTTTGAAACTGCAACAACCAATACTAATGGGGTTAACATCGGTAATGAGAAATGGGTATTAGAAGATGCAACCATAACAATTAGAGATGAATATTTTGTGTCAGAAAGAAGTTTGGGTGTTGCATCTACAGTTTCAAGTGCAAGATTAGGGCCTACTTTACGAAGTATAAATATAATATCAAATCAAAGAGCATTTGACATTGCATATTATATCCATCATCACGGTGATGATGACGCAATATTATTAGAAAATGAGGGTGGAAAATTGATGGATGAAAGAAGTAAACTCGAAGGATTGAGAATTCAAGACTTAAATAGTTACTATTCTTCCTACTTAGTACCCGATTTTGAAGAAAAAGCAAACAGAAAATCAAATATTACACTTTCTTCCTATGTTAGCTCGGGTTGATTGTATAAATAGTTTATATTAATTGGAGATTATAAAAAATGGCAGCTATAATTACAGAAAAGTTTAGGATTAATAATGCTAAACAATTTAAAGAAGATTTTGGGGAAGCAAATTCCTCGACATACCTCTTTATAGGACGACCTTATCTTTGGGGAACAGATGATACTGTAGAAACCCCAATCAATGCGATTGGAGATGAGATTGAAGCTTATGAAGATATGGTTTCACTTAAGAAAGTGAATACTGCAGACGTATCACACGGTCTTGCAAGAAGAGATTGGACATCAGGAACAATCTATGACGAATATGCACACGATTACTCATCAACAAACACAGCTCCTTCAGGTGCAACAGGTTTGTATGATTCAAAATTCTATGTTATCACAGATGAATACAACGTGTATAAGTGTATCAGAACTGGAAGAAACACTTCAGGTGTTGCAGTTGCATCAACTGTAAAACCAACAGGTGTTGACCCCGATAACCTAGTGGCAACATCAGATACTGGTGCTGGTTCAGGTAGAGGATACCTTTGGAAATACATGTACACTATTAGTGCATCAGACGTTATCAAATTTGTAACAAACGATTTTATCCCAGTGAAAACATTGGGAGCTCAAACAGAAGTAAACGGAGAGACAGGACTCGGTTCCGCTGCCAGTGACGATGGTTCTGCTCAATGGGATGTTGAGAACAATGCAGACGATGGTGAAGTTCTACACGTTAGAGTCACTAACGGTGGTTCAGGTTACACTAACGGTACTTACACAAATGTTCCTATCAAAGGTGATGGAACAAGTGGTACATGTACAGTTGTTGTAGCTTCAAATGCAATCACATACGTCACAGTAACAAACGAAGGAAGTGGTTACAGAAGAGCATCAATTAATATCAGTGATATCTCAGGTATCGGTTCAGGTACAAGTGGTTCATTAACACCAATCATATCTCCAATTTATGGTCATGGTGCAGACCCAGTATCAGAACTAGGTGGTAACTATGTGATTGTAAACTCAAGATTAGAGTTTGCAGAAGGTTCAGGTGACTTCCCAACCGATAACGATTTCAGAAGAATCGGATTAGTTAAAGACCCATTCGAAGATGGAACAACAACAGTTGCATCTGCAGCGACACTAGCTGCATATGATAAGATGACACTATCAAGTGTATCAGGTCTTGCAATTGATGACATCATTAGAAATGCATCATCAGATGGTGTTGGTGTTGCAAACGGAAGAGTAGTATCAATCGACACTACAAATAAAATTGTATCTTATCTTAAGGTTGCAAATAGTGATAACACATATCATGCATTCACAAGTTCTAATACAGTGTTTGTTGGTGCAAGTACAATTGGTACAGTAAGTGCAGTTGATAGTAACTTCCCCGAAGTTGAAAGACATTCAGGAAATATTACATACATCGAAAACAGGGGTGCAGTTTCAAGAGCGGCAGACCAAATAGAAGATATTAAACTCATTATTGAGATGTAATCAAGTTCTTAGAACTTAAACTAAAATATTGGTAAAAATTTATGACAGAAAAGACAGACCTTAATGTAACCCCGTATCACGATGATTTTTCTGAAGACAAGAAGTTTCATAAAGTACTATTTCGTGCTGGGAGACCATTACAAGCAAGAGAATTAACTCAGTCTCAATCCATATTACAGAATCAAGTCGAAAGATTTGCTGGACATGTGTTTGAGGAAGGGTCTCTTGTAGATGGAGCTCAAACAGACGTAGTATATGATTACGGTTATGTAAAGGTTAATAATGTCAATCCAAATAGTAGTGGGGACAGTTCAGTTTCCACATATCTAGCATCATTTAAAGACAAATACATTCAGGGTAAAACTTCAGGTGCAGTTGCAAGAGTATATCTAACAGCTGCAGAAACATCTGATGACCCAACAACTCTTATTGTAAAATATTTAGCAGGTGGAACAGATTCATCTAACTCATTTTACTTTGATGCAGATGAAGAACTAGAAGAAGTAAGTATCGATGAAAATGGTAACCCAACTTCTGCAAGTAATAACAATCAATTTAAAGTTCAGACAACTGATAAACTTCCAGTTGGTCGTTCATCTATTGCAAGTATCACAGAAGGTGTAGTATACCTAAGAGGTTTCTTTGTAAAGGTTGACGCAGCACAATTAATTTTAGAAAAGTATTCAGGACAACCATCATATAGAATTGGTTTAGATATCTCAGAACAATTGATATCTTCTGCAGATGACAGTTCACTATTAGACAATGCACAGGGAACAACAAACGAAAACGCACCTGGCGCAGATAGATTTAAAATCCAAACAACATTCGTCAAAAAGTTAGTTACTGCAACCGATGACACTAACTTCATTGAATTGTACAGAGTGGTAAATGGTACAACAGAACTAAAAGTATCTTCTGCAAACTACAGTAATTTTGAAAATGCACTTGCAAGAAGAACATACGACCAATCAGGTGACTTTACTGTTAGACAGTTTATACCAGCTGTTAGAGAACACTTACAACAAAACGATAATCAAGGATACTACACTACTTCACAGGGTGGAGATATTGGTAAGTTCGTATTACAAGTTTCGCCAGGCAAGGCATATGTCAGAGGACATGAAATTGATAAGATAGGTACAACACCTATATCAATACCTAAAGCAAGAACCGTTGCATCATTGTCAGGAACATCGACTTCTGCAAGACTTGGTAATTATATTAAATTAGGAAGTGTTCACTCAGTACCCGAGTTTGGTAATGAGGGTGGAGAAGACACATTAAAACCAAACCAGTTAATCAAATTATATGATAGTACTATTGCTACGCCAGGCACTGAACCATCAAGTGGTCAAATCGGTTTTGCAAGAGTAAGAAACTTTGATGAATTAGAAAGTGTTGATACAAACTCTGATGGTGTACTAGACCCATTATCTAGACATGCATTATATTTGTTCGACATTAAGATGTTTACCAAAATTGGAATCACTAATTTACAAAACGTAACTCCAATTAATGTAGGTGATAGAGTAGATGACCAAGTAACAGGAGCTCACGGTATTGTTGCAGATGTTGACTATACAAATGACTTTATTTTGGTTCACGATGTTCAGGGTTCATTCGTAGTAGGTAACAGTATTAAGAGTACAGGTACTACTTCAACAACATACACCAATGGTATTTCATCTGTTAGAAATTACAACATTGATAGAATAAGAGGTGTATCACAAACACCTAGTAATGCAAGTAGAGAAAAGTTTACTGGTGATGTAATAGTTGATGCAGAAAAAGTTTTATCAGGAACAGTATCACTTACAGCTGGTAGTGCATCAGTAGTAGGTTTTGGAACAAGATTCCAAGAAGAACTTAAAGAGGGAGACATCATTGTCAACCCAATTGATGGTGACGAATACACTGTATCAGCAGTTGGAACTGCAACATCATTAACACTTACAAGTAATATAGGTGCTGGTGATAGTTATCAGGGTAATGTATCAAGAAGAAGAGTTAAACTATACGACCAAAACCAAACTGCAAATATCTTTGCATTCAGTAGAGATTTTGTAAAATCATTTACACCCGATAGTTGTCAGGTAAGAAGACAGACAACAGTAGAGGTAGCTAGTCAAGCATTCACTATATCGTCAGGTTCAGGAAATACATTCCCAGCTATCACTGCATCGAATGTAAACTCATTTGTTGAGATGGCAGTTATTGAACAGGCATCAGGTTCACCTACACTTCTAAACGGTGACGTATTAGACCCAAGAGATTTCTTCACCAGTTTGTCAGGAGATAGTACCACATTATCATTTGGTAATCTCAACACTGCAAACAATGGTGCAATTATAAAGATATCATATACAGTAAACATCGGTTCTCCAGTACAAAGAAATAAAACACTAAGAGAAGGTAAGATGTTAAAAGTCGGTACCAAATCTTCAAATAATGGTTTTTATGGAACTGGATACGATGACAAAGAAATATCATTAGGTCTTGCAGACGTATTTAAAATCAGAGGAATATATGAGGCAGAGGCAGGAAGTAATCCTTTACCACCTAGTGCAACTATCGACCAATTAAATGCTGGAATACCTTTTGTAGATAAAGAAGTCATTAAAGGACAGACATCAGGTGCAAGAGCAAAAATCATTAACTACGCAGGTGATGATAATACATCATACTTCTATTACTTGTCAAGTAAAAGATTCAGTGCATCAGAATCTGTAGTAGGAGAAACATCTACTGCAACAGGAACATTATCAAATGTATCAGCAGGTAGTAAAGACATTAAGAACAGATACTTCTTTGACGATGGTCAGAGAGATGGTTTCTATGACTATGCAAAAATACAGTTAAAGCCAGGTGAACCAGCACCAAACAATGCAATACTAATTGTGTTTGATTACTTTACACATAGTGCTGGTAACTTCTTTGATGTATCATCTTATGATAACCAAATTTCATATCAAGACATTCCAAAGTACGTACCAAACAAAGTAGACTTGGGTGGATTAGAACCCGATGGACAATTTGAATTATCGGATGCAGTTGATTTTAGACCAGTTGCAGACCAGTTAATCGGTCTATCAAGTTTCTCAACACAAGACATCGACCCAACAAGTGCAAGTCTTGTAGATATCAGTAATAATAGTACAGGTATTACTGCAGCTCCATTTAAATATGAGAGTACAGAGTTTACTGCATCTGCATTAGATGTACCAGTAACAAATAGTTCAATTCAAGGTGACATTACTTTCTATGTACCTAGAATTGATAAAGTATTCTTACACAAAGCAGGTAACTTCCAAGTAAACAGTGGAGTACCAGCTTTATCACCAACTAAACCAAAGGTAATGGACGATGCAATCGAAATGTTTGAATTGTTTATTCCACCTTTCACTGCAAATGTAAAGAAAATAAAAATTAAGAGTATCGACCATAGACGATATACCATGAAGGATATCGGTAGGATACAAAATAGAGTTGCAAACTTAGAAAGACTTACAACACTATCTCTATTAGAAAGAGATACACAGAATATGCAAATCCAAGATGCAGATGGATTCGATAGATATAAATCAGGATTTGTTGTTGATTCATTTAAAGGTCATGGTATCGGTGATGTTTCACATCCCGATTATGGTGTTGCAGTTGATACTAAACTGGGTACACTAAGACCTCAGGTTTACACTTCATTCTTTGATTTAGCTTTAAATACCAACAGTAGTTCAAGTTATGCAAAGACTGGTAACTTACTTACATTACCATTTACTGAAAAGACATATGTAAACCAAGACAAAGCATCTAGAACAATTAATGTTAACCCATACAACGTTTTTGCATTCATTGGTAATCTTACACTATCACCAAATTCAGATGTATGGAATGACTCTGAAAGATTACCCGAAGTTAGAATCAATAGAGAAGGTAACTTTGATGCAGTATTAGCTGAGAATGCAAACTCTCTAGGAACTGTATGGAATGCATGGCAAACAACTTGGGTAGGTGAACCTAATGCAGTTAATGAAGAAGTTGTTTCATCAAGGCCAGGTGCATGGTCAGGAGACCCAGCACAAGGTGGTGAATGGGTGCCTGGCGAAGAGGTTACAAGAGTTATTACAGAAACACCCGAGACACAAACTAGAAATGGTGTTAAGACTACAGTAGTTGAAGATTTCGTAGAAGACAGAAGAGACAGAATTGTAAGTATAAGTATTGTTCCTTTCATCCGTTCTAGAAGAATAGAACTTGATGCACAAAACTTACAACCAAATAGAAAACACTATGTGTTCTTTGATGGTATTAATGTCAATGCACACATTACACCTTTCAGTTCAGCATTCGGAGACGGTGGTGCAACTGCAAAAGGAACCACAGTTAAATCAAACAGAAACGGAAGACTTCGTGCATATTTCGATATACCAAACAACGATGCACAAAGATTCCCAACAGGACAAAGAGAAGTTAAGATAACTGCAAGTGAAAGTAATCTTTCTAACCCACCTTCATATGCAAGTAATGTATATCAGGCACAGGGATTATTGCAATCATCACAAACAGAAATTATATCTACAAAGAACGGTAGAGTTATTAGAGAAAATCTAACATCAGGTAGAAGTATTGAAAGGTCAGGTGAGTTCTTTAACAGAACTGCAGTCGATTTGACAGCACCTCCATTGCCAGAACCACCAGTGGTACCACCAGTAGACCCACCACTACCACCCGACAATACAGACCCATTACCTCCACCACCACCTATAGTGACGCCTGACCCAAATGAACCAATCATTCCAAATGAAATAAGAGCGATACCCGATGTGTGGGAGTTTAGAGGATGGCAAGACCCATTAGCAGAATCTTTCTTAGTAGAGAGTCGTGGTGGTATGTTTATAACATCAATCGATTTATTCTTCAATACTAAAGATGAAAGTTTACCTGTAACAGTTGAAATTAGAAACATGGTAAATGGTTACCCTGGCCAGATAGTTCTTCCATATTCAGAAGTAACTAAGAATCCTTCAGAGATAAACATTTCTGAGGATGGTTCAACTGCAACAACATTTACATTCAACTCACCAGTGTATGTTGAAGAAGGACAGGAATACTGTTTTGTAGTATTATCAAACTCTAACAAATATGAAACATTCATTTCAACAATGGGTGAAGCAGACATTAAAACTGGTCAATTGATATCAGGACAACCGTACGCAGGTTCATTGTTTAAATCACAAAATGCATCAACATGGACTGCAGAACAAACACAAGACCTTAAGTTCCATATGAAAACTGCAAAGTTTGATACATCAAAAACTTCAAACATTATATTTGAGAACGGTGATTTAGCAACAGATACATTACAAGTTAATCCGATTCAAACAACACAAGGTCAAAGTACTGTAAAAGTGTATCATTATACACACGGAATGTATGATGTATCATCAAATGTAACCATTTCAGGTATACAGGGTGATAGAGAAAACGGTGTAACAAACATCGGGGAAGGAAGTGCAACACTATTATCAGGTTCACTACCAGCAGATGGTGCATATCAAGACGTTCAAACTACATCGAGTGGAAGTGGTACAGGTGTAACACTTTTTGTCACAGTATCTAGTGGTGCAATATCAGATATTAAGATACAGAACTGTGGTAGTAATTATTCTATTTCAGATACATTAACAATTACAAACTTAGGTAGTTCAACTAACAGTATTCAAGTTAATATTGATGCAGTTGATGATACACTTGGTGGTGTACCTGTATCATTATTAAACAAAACACATAGTGCAATTGCAAGTCCAAAACTTGATAGTTATGAACTTCCAATCGATTGGACTACAACTGATTTTGACACAGCAACAGCAACTGTAGAGTCATCTATCGGTGGTGGAACAGCAGTTGTAGCTACAAGAAACTATTACTTTGATTCAATTCATACAATGATTCCATCATTAACATTGAGAGATACAAGATTAACTTGTAACTTACAATTGTGTTCAATGAAATCACCCGAAGGTTTTGTGAAGGGAACACCTTACACAATGAGAAATTCTTCTCAGTATGTTACATTGAATGATAATGTATTCTTAGACGCACCAAGTATTGTTGCATCAAGAATAAATGAAACAAGTCAGGCATCATTGTCAGGTGCAAGGTCATTTAAAACACAAATATCATTTATTACTTTGAATGAAAACGTATCACCAGTAGTTGATATATCTTCAATGGGTGTTATTTGTAATGCAAACAGAATTAATGGTTTGGATTCACTTAATGCACAAACAATCATCCCAACGCAAAATGCAGAGGGTGAATTGAATGCAATGACATATGTAACTAAGAGAGTTAACTTGAAACAACCAGCATCTTCTATTAGGGTTATCTTAGATGGATTTAGTCCATTAAGTACAGACATAAAAGTTATGTACAAGATTCTATTGAATGATGAATCTACACCTTTTGATGATGTAGGTTATAACTTCTTTAACACTAATGGTTCACCAAATACAACTGTAGAAAAAGACGGTAAGAACTTTAAAGAATATGAATATAGTGTAGAAGACTTACCCGAGTTTTCTTCTTTTGCAATTAAGATTGTAGGACAATCACATAATACTTCTGTAGTTCCATTAGTATCTAACCTTAGAGCAATAGCGTTAGCAACATAATGAAAGAATTGGCAAGAGTACAAGGAGAACAACATCTCTATAGAGATGAGGAATCAGGTGCTATCATCAACAATGATAGTGAGACACTTGCAATCTATAAGAAGAGAAAAACAGTGTTTCAAAAACAAATAAATGAAATAAATACTCTAAGAGAAGAGATGAAAGAAATAAAGAATATTCTGAGGAATTTAACAAATGGCCAAAACAGTTAGTCAACATACTACACTAGAAGAGTGGAGACAGTCATATAACGAACTAGCATCAGATGTTGGGGATATTGGTGGCTTACGTACTCAGGATAAAACTACTCTTGTTGATGCAGTAAATGATTTGAGAGATAGAGAATTCTTTTTTCAAGGATTCATTTATACTGCAACTAGTGGTCAAACAGTATTCGATGGTGCAGACAGTTCACCCGACCAAAACATATTAGAGTTTAGAGACCACAGATTCCTCGTATTTAAAAACGGTGACTTACAACAACTCTCAACAGATTTCACAATATCAAATGTAAATGCAAACGGTAATCACACTAGGGTTACACTTACATCAGGTGCAACAGCTGGTGATGTTATCAGAGTGGTTGCATTTACAGGTTCATTCCTTGATGTAGCAGGACAAACTGCAGTACAAACATTTTGGACTGAAACACTAGAGAACACAATTTATAATAACAACGATAGTGGTGTTATTATTAACGGTGACATTGCTTCAATTGTCACAACATTACAATCAGGTTACGTAGTTCAGATAGAAGGTAAAACATTCATCAATGGTGATGTAGACCTCGATACAGGTCATACACTATCTGCACCTACACTTACAGACAACACACTATCAATTAGTTCAGGAAACATCACAGGGGGTGTCACAGGAGACTTCAGTGGTGATTTCAACGTAGGTAATCTAGATGTCGGTGGTGGATTCGGTTCAACAGGTGTATCTATTACATCTGCTGGTAACATCAATGCAAACGGTAATGCAGACATCGATGGAACCCTAAACGTAGATGGTGCAACTACATTAGACGGAACAACAATAGATGGTAATCTAGACCTAAACGGTAATTTAGATGCATCAGGAACAGGACACATTGGTGGTGACTTTGATGTCAATACTGATAAGTTTACAGTTGCATCTGCAACAGGTAACACTTACATTAAGGGTAATCTAGATGTTGATGGTTCTACAACAACCGATGGTATACACAACGTAGGTACGTTGAACCAAGATGGAAGTGTTGACATTTCAACTACACTAGAAGTACATGGAAACGTAGATTTTAATTCAACTCTAACAGTAGATGGACAAACCAATCTTGATGGTAACGTAAACTTAGGTAATACAAGTGCAGACACAGTTACATTTACTGGTGTCCTTGATAGTGATATTATTCCCGATGGAGATAGTGCAAGAGACTTAGGTTCAAATGGTGTTAGATTTGCAAATGCATATATTGATACTACAACAGGTAATCTAGTTGGTAATGCAAGTACAGCAACAACTTTAGAGACTGCAAGAACAATAGGTGGTGTATCCTTCAACGGAAGTGCAAATATCAATTTGCCTGGCGTTAACCAAACAGGTAATCAAGACACAAGTGGTAACGCTGCAAGTGCAACAGTATTAGAAACTGCAAGAAATATATCAGGTGTATCTTTTGATGGAAGTGCAAACATAGAATTAAATACTTCTCACATCGATGAAAACCCTGCAAACTTATATTATACAAATGCAAGAGCAGATGCAAGAGTACAAGCAGCTATTGATACAGACAATACTTTTGCAAGTGCATCAGACACTTTAATTCCTTCACAGTTAGCAGTCAAAACATATGTTGATGGACAATTAGATTTACAAGACGAACTCAGTGAGATGAGTGGAGACTCAGGTGATATTACTGAGGGGTCTAACTTATATTTTACAAATGCAAGAGCTGATGCAAGAATAGGAGCTGCAAGTATTGGTGATTTGTCAGATGTAACTATCTCAGGTATTGCAGCTGGACAAGCACTCACATGGGATGGGGTTAATAATCGTTTTGCACCTCATACGCTTGGAGAAAACACCGACAGTTTTGCAGAAGGTTCAACAAACTTATACTTCACTCCTGAAAGAGCAAGAGATGCTGTTGCAAATTTAATAGTAAATTCAAATGGTTCACATACAGGTATATCTACAACATATAATGATGATGACAACAATGAAGGTACATTAGAATTTGCAGTCGACCCCGAATATATTAGAAATACGTCTGCAACACTAATTACTAGTGGGACACACAGTGGTATCTCATTTACTCACGATAATGATAATGATAAGTTAAATGCATCTGTATCATTGAGTGGTTTCTCAACAACAAATTTATCAGAAGGGACAAACCTTTACTTTACAAATGCAAGAGCAGATGCTAGAATAGCAGCAGCTAATACAAGTAACTTGACAGAAGACCCCTCTGCAACTGGTACAAGTGGTACACAGTACTTTACAACTGAAAGAGCTCAAGACGCTGCAGCTGGAATGATTACTAGTGGAACTCACAGTAATATCACTGTAACTTACGATGATACTGCAAATACACTTTCTTTCTCTGCAGCTGCACAATATAGTGATACAAATGCAAGAGGAGCTTTGTCAGGTGGGCCAGGTATTGACTACAATTCATCAACAGGTAAAATTTCTGCAGACTTAAATGTAAGTGGTGGATTAGAGTTCCATGCAGCTGGTGATGGTGGTGAGATAAGACTTAAGTCTTCAGTAGCAGGTAATGGTCTTACACATAGTAGTGGTGTTCTCTCTATAAATACAAGGAAAGGTGTTAAGATAGATTCAGACTTTGTCGAATCAGATTATGAAGTAGTTTCAACAGCTCCCTCAAGTGTTTCAGGTACAAACAATGGACATTTGTGGTATGTGGTATAATGGGACTAAGAGGTGAAAATTAAATGTCAAATGAAACATATATCAATACAGGGACTAGTTTTCAACAACCCTTCAATGATAGAAGACCTGTTCAACAGTCATATCAGTACAACAATCAAGAAAACAAACAAAGACCTGTTCAACAAAGTTATCAGTATAACAACGTAGAATCTAGACAGAGACCTACTAGACAAACCTATCAGTACAATAATGCTGTAACAAGACAGAGACCTACTAGACAAACCTATCAGTACAATAATGTTGTAACAAGACAGAGACCTGCTAGACAATCATATCAGTATCATAACAGGGTACAACAAAATACTCAACAACCATATACTTACCATAATAGAGTACAACAAAATACTCAACAAACATACACTTATCATAATAGAGTAGCTAGACAGAGACCTGTACAACAAGATTATCAGTATCACAATCGTGTTCCAACGAGTGTTCAACAAGATTACACTTATCATAATCGTGTTCAACAGAATACTCAACAAACATACCAGTATCATAACAGAGTACAGACATCTACTCAACAAGATTACACTTATCACAATCGTGTTCAACAGAATACTCAACAGGTGTATGTGTATCATAATAGAACACAAGAGAATACTCAACAGTCGTACCAGTATAACAATACTGAGAATAGACAGAGACCCGTTCAGTCACAAGCACACTCAAATTACATTCATTATATGCGTGTATATGGTGGTGGGGGTGATGCTGCGGCTATTAAGATGGAGACACCATATGGTCAAGTAACAGGCACCATACCTTCTTTCGAGTTTATGGGTTTTCCAATGCAACAACAAATAAATGGTATACCTCAACAATATCCTTTTCCTACACCAACAGGTACAAGGTCAGGAAATTTTCATGAAGGTGATTCGTTCAGGGGTGCAATGTTCTTCAGGGGGCCAACTGCTTCATTCACACAAACAGCAGCTCCTTACTATACTGGAACTGGGATGCAAAATACTGTAGCACCTGCTGTTGCTAATACTTGGAATTACTCAGGTGTTCAATTCCCCAGCGGTCAAGTACAAAGACAATGGAATTCTAGATTAAGGTATGTTGGAGAAAATACAATCTTTGCAGCTGACTTTAGTCCAGCTTCACCAGCACCTCAAAACCAAAGTGTACCTAATCCACAAAGACAAGGACACCCTCAAGGACAAGGTACTCAGGGAGTTGAGTTTCTTTCACAACATCCAAATGCTTCTCAGTATGCTATTAAACTTAATAGTGGTCAACAAATTAAACTTGCATGGGAAAATGTAGGAGACTTTACATCACAGGTTCAAGCGGCACCAACGCCAGGTGGCCAGGTGCCTCTTCGATTGAGAGATAATGATGGTTATTTTGTAAGGATAAGACCTAGAGGATATGCAAGACAAGAGACATTTGTCTCAGGTGTTACTTTGGCTGCATCATCAACACCAACACCGGCATTCCCAAGTGGAACTCTAAATGAAAAACAGGTGACTACTCAACAAACTTATTCGTATCATAATCAGGTACCAAGACGTAGACCTGTAAGAACTCAGAGAAACGTAGATGAAGATAGAAGAAGACCAGTAAGAGTACAGGTTAATGAAGTAGTATCAAGACAAAAACCAGCTAGGGTTCAGGTATTACAACGTGTGTCAAGACAAAGACCTGCTAGAGTTCAAGTAAATGAAGCCGTAACAAGACAAAGACCAACAAGAGTTCAGGTGAATCAGGTTATAACTAAACAAAGACCAGTACAACAAACATACCAGTATAACAATAGTGAGTCAAAGAGAAGACCTGTTAGAGTACCAATAAATGCACAAGAAACTAGACAAAAACCAGCTAGGGTTCAGGTATTACAAAGGTCATCAAGACAACGTAGTGTGCAACAGTCGTATCAATACCACAATAGAGTAGATAGACAAAGAAGTGTGCAACAAGATTACACATATCACAATAGAGTATCAAGACAGAAAAATTTACAACAAACTTATTCGTATCACAATAGGGTACCTAGACGTAGACCTGTGCAACAGACTTATAACTATCATAATCAGATACCAAGACGTAGACCAGTACGACAACCGTTCCCATCAACAAGAACAATCGGGCCTCTTGCAAAAATCAAACAGATATGGATTAACGATGCTGGTACATTAAGAAAAATGGATGAAGTCTATATAAATGACAGTGGTACATTGAAAAAGACTCACCAAAGTGTACCAACTTCACAATTGACAGACCCGAACACTTAAAGTTGTATAAATAGTTATATGGCAATCATAGCAAACATATTTATAGACCAAGGCACCGATTACGAAGTTACTATCGATGTCACTGATACTAGTGATAATATCATAGACTTGAATGGATATTCTGCAGCTGCACAAATAAGAAAAACATATGGTTCCACAACCATTGCAGAAACGTTTAGTACATCTATAACTCCATCAACTGGTAAGGTAACACTTACTTTAACAGATACACAAACCACAGGTCTAAAAGCTGGTAGGTATGTATATGATTTAATAATAACAGATAGTTCAGGTGTAAAGACCCGAGTTATCGAGGGACAAGCAATAATAACACCCGGCGTAACAAGATAGGAAGGGTTCATTAAATGGCTATAAAAGCAAAGATATCAGGGAACGCAAGTAACGTGACATTAAAATCAAGACTACTACAATCAACAGGCATTAAGGCAAAACAAGTTGCAATCGGAGACTCCACGACTGGAGGAACAGGTAACATCAATTCAATTAGTGATATTGCAGATGTAAGTGCAACTGAAGTAGACCAAGGTATACTTTCATATAATGCCTCAACAGACAAATGGGAAACTACCACAATTATTGATGGTGGAACATTCTAGTATTATAAATACTAACACAAATCAAGGTGTCAGACAGTGAGACACGACCCACATAGTGAGTGGACTGCAATATAATGATAATCATATTCTAGTTAACTAGAATTTACGTAAATTTTAAAACTATAATAATTTTTTCAGGAGAAAAAAATGGCAACAGTAATTCAGATTAAAAGGTCTACTGGAAGTGCTAATCCCGCAATTTCTGATTTAGCAGAAAGTGAATTAGCCTACGTTCAGGATAGAGCAGGGTCTGGTGCAAATGCTACTCTCTTCATTGAGTCACATGATGGTACCCAAGCAGTCGTCCACGAAATTGGTGGTAAGTACTACACGGATATGTTGGTGGGTTCAACCCCAACACCTTCAGACTTCATAGTTGGTAACGGTGCAACAGCAGGTGCATCTATCAAGTTGAGAGAAGATTCAGACAACGGAACAAATTTCGTTGCATTGAAAGCACCCGATTCAGTAGCTTCAAACCTTACATTAACATTACCATCTTCAGATGGTTCAAACGGACAAGTACTTGGAACCGATGGTTCAGGAGCATTGTCTTTCGTATCAACAACTTCATCAATCGCAGGTGCATCTGATACAGATATTTCAGCACCAGCATCAGGACACATTCTTGTCCATGACGGTTCAGACTCATTTGATAACGTAGCAGTTTCAGGTGACGTAACACTTGCATCTAATGGTGCAATGACAATCGGTTCAGGTGTAGTTGAAAATGGCATGATAGCTGCAGACGCAGTTAACGGTGCTAAAATCGCAGACGATTCTATTGATTCAGAACATCTAGTAGATGGTTCAATCGACACAGCTCACATTGCAAATGGACAAATAACATTTGGTAAATTAGCAGCTGCAGCGGTTGTAATCGAATCAGAAGGTATCGGTTCAAACGACAACGACACAACTATTCCTACTTCAGCAGCAGTTAAAGATTATGTTGATACTAACGTAACAGCACAAGACTTAGACGTAGCAGGTGACAGTGGAACAGGTGCAGTCGATTTAGATTCACAATCACTTACAGTACAAGGTACTGCAAATGAAATTGAAACTTCAGCAAGTGGACAAACTATTACAGTTGGTCTACCTAATAACGTAACTGTCGGAAACAACTTAACAGTTGGTGGTAACTTAATTTCAGACGACATCACAACTGCAACATTAACAACTTCAGGTAACCTTACAGTAACAGGTAACTTGTCAGTTAATGGTACAACAACAACTGTAAACTCATCAACAGTATCAGTTGCCGACCCAGTATTTGAAATCGGTGATGATTCTGCAGACGACAACCTAGACAGAGGTATCAAATTTAAGTACAACTCAAGTGGTGCTAAAGTTGGTTTCTTTGGTATGGACGATACAGATGCTAAATTTAAGTTTATTGCAGACGCAACAGACACAAGTTCAGTATTCTCAGGTACATTAGGTAACGTTGCATTCGGTAATGTCGAAGGTGCAGCTCTATCATTGAGTGGTTCAATCGATTCATATGCTGGTTCAGCTCCAACCGATGGTCAAATCTTAATTGGTGACACTTCAGGTGGAGTATTTGATGCAGCTACATTGACAGCTGGTGAAGCAATGACAATCACTAATGGTGCTGGTGCAATTACACTAGCAGTTGAAGACGCTACTTCCTCTAATAAGGGTGTTGCATCTTTCTCTAGTGCTAACTTCACTGTGTCAAGTGGTGCCGTAACCGTTACTGCAATTGACGGTGGAACATTTTAATAGTAGTAGTTAACAACTGGAGGAAGCATGGCAACAGTAATACAGTTTAAACGTTCATCTACTCAGAATGCTGTTCCTAGCACTGGTGATTTATCACTAGGGGAACTGGCAGTAAATACCTATCACGGTAGGTTTTACACTGAGAAAAATGACGGTTCTGCAGCTGTAGTCGAATTAGGTTCAAACCCAACAAGTTTGACAATCAATGATGCTTACTCTTTTCCAACCAGTGATGGTTCGGCAAACCAAGTACTTAAAACCGATGGGAGTGGAACACTATCATTTGCTAACGCAGGTAATGTGTATTCCACGTTCACATATAGTGTAACAGGAAACCAAACAGTATTTACTGGAAATGATGACAATGGTAATTCATTATCATATACATCAGGTGGTGAAAACGTATACTTAAACGGTGTTAAGTTGATTGGGGGTGGTACAGACTATACAACTACTAACTCATCCACTATCACTTTAACAGAAAACGCAGTAAATGGAGATACATTAGTAATTAATAATATCTCCAATACCAGTGACTTAGTTGAAGGTAACAGAACGGAATCATCGTTCTCTGCAACGACAGCCGACCAAGTTTTACAACAGGTCGCAACATCAATTAAGAGTATAAGGTTCTTTGTGACAGCACAACATGCTTCAGCAGGAACACACTCTTGTGATGTTATCATTGCAAATGATGGTACTAACGCATATTATTCACAGTTTGGTGATGTCCATACAGGTAACTCTTTGTTTACATTGAGTGCAGATGTTAGTTCAGGAAATATGAGATTACTCGTAACTCCTGCTAACACTAATACCACAATAGACACGTTCCAAATTAGACATTCATAAGGGAGGATTAGAACATGGCAAAATCAAATGCATTTAAACTAGCTGAACTAATCCGTGGGATTCAATTCGATGTGGACAATGATAAAATTGTTACAGCAAAAGCAGTTGAAACCAAAAATACTAAGAGGAATACATCTACTAGAACATCTACAGATATATTCTCATTAGATACCTTTGCTAAAAATACATATAGGGCTGCAAGATATATTGTAGTAATGTCTAAAGGTACGGATTACCATTCTACAGAAGTTATGTTAGTACATGATGGTACTACAGTTACTTTAACTCAGTACGGTACATTGAAGTCAACATCTTTGGCAACATTCGATGCAGATATTTCAGGGAGTGACGTAAGATTACGTGTAACCCCAGCATCAAATGCTAGCACATTGATTAAATTTGACAGAACAGTAGTAGACGCGTAAACAGTTCATAGAACGAGAAAAGGGGAACTTCGGTTCCCCTTTTTTTTACCCTTACAAAATGCATAAATAGTATTAGATTCAAAATTATGGATTATATTAAATGGGTATAAAAAAGAAATTTTTAGCAGACTACGGTGAAGAAATAATAGGTGACTTAGAAGTTACTGGAGATGTTTCTATATCAGGTGGTTTGACAGTATTAGGAACAACAACAACCATAGATTCGGTTACTAAATCGGTTGATACATCTATGTTTGAACTTGCTAATGCAAATACAGTAGACGATTTGATTGATTTTGGAATGTATGGTAACTATAATGACGGTTTATCAGATGGTGGTGCAAGTGAATTCTCAGGTTTGTTTAGAGATGCAACAGATTCTACATGGAAATTATTTGATGGTCTAGAAATAGAACCGACAACAACCGTTAATACCGAAGGAACTGGATGGTCATATGCAGACCTAAAAGTGGGTGATTTAGAATCAACAGGTACATTAACTGCAGTAGGGCCTCTAAACTTACAGAACTTAAGGATGGATGCAAACAATACATTGACTACTACTGCAACAGACGAGGTAGTACTAGATAGTTTCCCATCACTATCATATAGAAGTGGAAAGTATCACGTACAGGCATCACAAGGAACAAATTTTCATGCATGTGAAATTATGGTAATACATAATTCATCAAGTGCAACACATGAAGTGTATGGAAGTGTACACACAAATGGAGAGTTATTTACAACATCAGTAGATACAAATTCAGGTGATGTCAGGTTGAAAGTCACACCTTCGTCTTCGAGTTCAACAGTATTTAAAATAAGTAGAAATTTATTAACAGTGTAGATGAGTTTGGGGATGTTAATCCCCTAAATACCATCATACAAACAGGGGATTTTTAATGGCAACAGCAAACTTTACAATCGATTATGGTTTGACCGTTGGTTCTTCTGAAGTAATCAGTTCTAGTGGTAAAGTTGTTGCAGCTGCAGTGTCAACTTTGACTACCGATAATCTTGCACAGGGGTCAACAAACCTGTACTTTACGGGGTCACAGTTTAATACTTCATTTGCATCTAAAGACACAGACGATTTATCAGAAGGGTCATCAAACCTTTACTTCACAGACGCAAGAGCTAGAGGTTCTATATCTTTAGCATCGGGTGAAACAAACTTATCTTATAATAGTTCAAACGGTGAACTATCATTACCAACAGTTGATGGAGGTACATTCTAATGGCAGGTGAAAAGAATTTTAATGTCAAGAATGGACTATCAGTTAGTGGAACAGAGGTCATCCAATCAGACGGAACATATGTAGGTTCCATTTCTGCAACTGCACTTAATGAAAGTGTGGACGATAGAGTTGCAAGTCTTTTACAAGCAGGTTCAGGTATCTCATTATCATATGATGATGCAGCTAACCAACTAACAATTACAGGTAATGTCGGTGATATTACTGGAGTTAACGCTGGTGCTGGTTTAACAGGTACTGCAACTTCAGGTGATGCAACACTTAATGTTGGTGCTGGTACAGGTATCACTGTAAATGCAGACGACATCGCAATCGATTTCAAAGATGAAGACAACATGGCTTCAAACTCTGCAACTCACGCTGCAACACAACAATCGATTAAAGCATATGTAGATTCTCAAGTAGCGGGTAAAGATAATACAGACGAGATTACAGAAGGGTCAACAAACCTTTATTTTACAAACGAAAGAGTAGACGATAGAGTAAATGGATTACTTACAGCAGGAACTGGTGTATCATTAACATATGATGATGTAGCTAATACACTTACAGTTGCAAACACAAACTCTGCAGACATCACAGCTGTAACAGCAGGAGATGGTTTGACTGGTGGTGGAACTTCAGGTGCAGTAACACTTGCAGTTCAAGTAGATGACAGTTCTTTAGAACTTGCATCAGATACAGTTCAAGTAAAAGCTGGTGGTATCACAAATGATATGTTAGCAGGTTCTATTGTTAACGGAAAACTTTCTAACAGTTCATTATCAATTAACTCAAACACCGTATCCCTTGGTGGTTCAGTTACTTTAGACACAGGTGATTTATCAGAAAATGGAAATCTATTTTTCACAAACGAAAGAGTAGACGACAGAGTAAATGCATTAGTCACTGCTGGTACTAACATAACAACATCATATGACGATGCAAACGGAACACTTACAATCAACTCTTCAGGAAAAACTGAAGAAGAAATAGAAGACATCGTAAATGGATTGATAATTGGTGGAACAAACATCACATCAACATATGACGATGCAGCTGGAACACTTACACTTGCTGGTTTATCAGATGCAAGTATCAGAGGATTAGTATCTGCAAGTGGTGATTTATCATATAATAGTTCAACTGGTGCATTCTCATTTACAGAAAGAACAGACGCAGAAGTAAGAGGTTTATTATCTGCAGCTGGTGACCTATCTTATAACTCATCAACAGGTGCATTTAGTGTAACTAAATTCACAACTGCAAATGCAAGAAGTTCAATTTCAGTAAGTGGTGATTTAGCATATAACTCAACATCAGGTGTAATCTCATACTCAGAACCTACAATGTATGCAGATTCAGATGCAAGAGGAGCTATATCAGTAACAGATTCAGGTGGAGATGGTTCACTTGCATACAATTCATCTACTGGTGTTATCACATATACAGGCCCAAGTGCATCAGAAGTTAGAGCTCATCTAAGTGCTGGAACTGGTGTATCATATTCAGGTGGTGCATTTAGTATCGGTCAGGCAGTTGCAACAAACAGTAATGTAACATTCGCAAACGTAAATGCAAGTGGTGACGTAGTAGTCACTGGTGACCTAACAGTCAATGGTTCTACAGTAACAAACAGTGCAACAAATACAACAATCGAAGATGCATTGATTGAACTTGGTTCAGGTAACACGGGTGCAAACTCTAATGACTTAGGTCTTATTCTTGAAAGAGGTTCTACTGGTGATAATGTTTTCGTAGGTTGGGATGAAAGTTCAGATAGAGTTAGATTTGCAACCACAACGGCAACAGGTGCATCTACTGGTGCATTAACACTCACTAATGCAAACATACAAGCAGGAAGACTTTATGGTGATGTCACTGGTGATGTAACAGGTAACGCATCTACAGCTACTAAATTAGCAACGACAAGAGCAATAGCACTTTCAGGAGATGTTGTTGGTACTGCAAACTTTGACGGTTCAGCAGGTATATCCATAAGCACAACTATACAAGCAAACTCAGTTGCATTAGCAACAGACACAACAGGAAATTACGTATCAGGAATATCAGGAACTGCAAATGAGATTACAGTCTCAGGTTCAGGTAGTGAAAATGCAACAGTAACAATAGGTCTACCCGATGATGTAACTATCGGGGATGCATTATCAGTTACTGGTAAAGGTACTACAGGTTTTACAACCATTGGTGCTTCAGACGGAGCATTTCGAAACACTTTCATACATTCTTCTGCCCCCACATCAGGTGCTGGGCAAGTTGGAGATGTATGGATAACTTACTCTTAAGAGTTAATATAATATGGCACAACGAATTAAGAACCCTACGGGGTGGGTAAATACAACAGGTAGTTGGGTAAAGACATCCCCAACAGAATGGTCGGCAGTTGATTCTGTCTATACAAAGACACCTACTGGATGGATAAAGGCATCAGGACAGATGCCAGCCCAAGTAATTGCTACTAGACCAGCAGTTGGAACAAGACCTTATAACTTCCAACAACCTTACCAATTCACTGTGCAACAGTCGTATCAATATCATAACAGAGTACAAGCATCTACACAACAAACGTATCAGTATCACAATCGTGTTCAAACGAGTGTTCAACAAGATTACACTTATCACAATCGTGTTCAACAGAATACTCAACAAAACTATACGTACCATAACAGGGTACAGAGACGTAGACCAGTCCAACAAACTTATAGTTACCATAATAGGGTAACAAGACAGAGACCAGTACAACAAGGATACACCTATCACAATAGGGTACCAAGACAGAGACCAGTACAACAGACTTATGTCTATCACAATAGGGTACCAAGACAGAGACCAGTACAACAATCATACCAGTATCATAACAGGGTTAATAGACAACGTGTAGTACAACAGGGGTACACTTACCATAATAGGGGTCAGGCTTCTACACAACAAACGTATCAGTACCATAATAGGGTACAAACTTCTACTCAACAAACGTACACTTATCACAATAGAGTACCAAGAAGAAGACCAGTACAACAATCGTATCAGTACCATAACAGGGTAGGTAGACAACGTCCAGTACAACAAACATATACGTACCACAATAGAGTACCTAGAAGAAGACCAGTACAACAGGCATACACTTATCATAACAGGATACAAACAAGTACACAACAAACATATACGTACCACAATAGAGTACCTAGACGTAGACCTGTACAACAAGCTTATACCTACCATCATAGGATACCAAGACGTAGACCAGTACAACAGGCATATCAGTACCATAATAGGGTAACAAGACAGAGACCAGTACAACAAGGATATACTTATCATAACAGAGGACAAGCATCAACTCAACAGACTTATCAATATCATAATAGAGTTCAAGCTTCTACTCAACAAGCTTATCAGTATCATAACAGGGTACAAACTAGTGTACAACAATCTTATCAGTATCACAACAGGGTACAGGCAAGTACACAACAAAGTTATCAATATAATAACACTGAATCTAGACAAAGACCAGTACAACAAAGTTATCAATATAATAACACTGAATCTAGACAAAGACCAACTAGAGTTCAGGTAAACCAACCTTCACCTAGAAGAAGACCAGTACAACAAAGTTATCAATATAATGACACTGGCCCTAGAAGAAGACCAGTACAACAAAGTTATCAATATAATAACACTGAACCTAGAAGAAGACCTGTACAACAAAGTTATCAATATAACAATCAGGAACCTAGAAGAAGACCTGTACAACAAAGTTATCAATATAACAATCAGGAACCTAGAAGAAGACCTGTACAACAAAGTTATCAATATAACA